CTTTTTCTTCAACACTTTCAGATACCCGTCTTCCACAATCAGCGGCCCTTCGTCCACATACAGGAACTCGTACTTGTCGAGACCTACGCCGCACACCAGTCCTGCCGTGAGCGTCAGACGGACATTCTTGTTCTCCGCTGTCAGGGCCAGCCCAGTATTCTTGTTCTCTGCCGTGAGCGTCAGTCCGTCGCCGACCTTCCGTGCAGAAATCTCCACCCCCGTGTTCTTGTTCTCGGCAGCGATTTGCAAATCACTCGAAACAATCTTCGCACTAATTGTTAGGCATCCCATATCTCTAAACGCTCAACTCTCCTCACCACGGATGTTTGAGAATACACAAATCCTTGGCCTCCACCTCGTTGCGGTAGCCTTCCACATAGTCGCCGTCAGGGACGCTTGCCGTCACCACCCAGCGCAATGTGCCACTCGGGAACTGCTTAGTGTCTATGAGCATATATTTCTGCCCATCCTCGCCTTCCACGATGTCATCTTTCGTCAACTCCACCCGCTTCGAGCCGCAGCAGAGCGTGCATACATAGTTGTCATCGTCCATCAGAAACCCTTCTGCTGTGATTGTGATGGCAAACTTCAAGTCCGTGCCGATGTAATATTTTTCTTCCTCCATATCTAAGTCTTTTTGAACCTTGAACTTTGAACTTAATAGTAGAACCCACCTTCTATCGCGGCATTCATTTCTGCCTTCGTGACGTAGTTATCTATATCTATTGCCGCCGAACCTATCTGTTTCCATACAGGCGTGTTTCCAGTCCTGTCAACCACGTAGGCATCCACAGCATTCTCGTCAGTATCGCTCGGAACCAGGAAGAGTTTGTTCAATGTCTGCGACGTGATAGTAGGCAATTCGCTCACAAACGAGATTTCGAGTTTGTTCGTCGACAGTGATGCCGTTGTCGTCAGAAGCGAAGCAATCGTCCCTTTGTAGTAGTCGGTGAAGTCGTTCGTAGACAATCCCTTACCTGTTTCTTTCCTGACGTAGCCGCTCAAATCCGGCTTGGTTGAACCGATGTGTTCCCACATGTATGTGGACTCGTATTCAATCGTTATCCACTCGTCCATGACGTCACCAAGCTCCATCTGAGAAGACGCTGTAAGGTATATCTTCCCCATTGTGTCTGCGCTCGCCGTAGGAAGGTTGTCTACCACCTCATAGGAAAATGTCGTCAGCGCATTCAGCGCATCTGTCACCGCCTTCTGGCTCATCACCGACATCGTGCTCGTGCCCGTTTCCTGAGCCACGGTACCATTGAAACCGCACCACGGCAGGTTGTTCCAGGGTGTCACCCCGTCGCCCCACTTCCACAAACCGCGCTGGTCTGTCACCAAGCCCAACTCGCCTTCCAAGAGGATTGGATTCTCGCTCTGCCAGTTGGCAAGGGTGTCTCTCGCATGTTGTACTCTGTCTGCCATATCTTATCTCTAAACTCTCAACTCTAAACTCTAAACTAAATCCGCTGCCGTTCCGCAGTCAATTCTTCTCGCTGCGAGGTTCAGCCTCAGCGTCCTTGCGCTGCCGCCGTCTATCACGCGTTCCACCCGGTTTGCCAGCTCGTCTATGCGTCCTTGCATCTCCGTGACAGCCGTCGTCAGCTCCTCGGCACTCGCGCAATCGTCGATGGCGGTCAGCAACTCCTGCACCTTCACGTACACGGCATTACTCGACACCGGGTTGGCACTTCCCTGTCTCACGGTGTTATCCACCGCCTGACGCACCGAGGCCAATGTCCTCGCCTCCCACGTGCTGCTGTATGCCTTCTTCACAAGCACGTAGTCGTTCAGCACCAAGCCGTCTGCCTTGTCCACGTTCGTGTGACCGTCTATCGTCAGCAGCGAGTTCAGCACCGTCACGATGGCATTGCATTCCTCGGCAGAGAATCGTCCCTCCGTCGTCACACCACCATTTTCCACTTTCGGGTTGCTGATGATGCCTGTCACCTTCGTTATCGCCTCTTGTACCGTCATAGATCTAAACTCTAAACTCTCAACTCTCAACTCTAAACTCTCACTCGCCAAGCGTAGCAGGGAGGTCGTATGGGAATCCCATCTTGCCCGTTGTCGCTGCCGTGTAGTCCGTGGCCCTCATCGTGTGGGCTATCCGTTCCAGTTCGTGCGTCAGCAGCGGAGCCATCGACGTGGTGATGTTGCCTATCCTCACCTTCACGAAGTCACCGTCTTTTGTCTTGGCCTTCACCTTCAGACCGATATTCCCTGCTGTCTCGCCGTAACTATTCATCTTTCACCTTTTGAACCTTTTGAACTTTTTGAACCTTGAACCTTGAACCTTGAACGTCCGAATGACATTTGAACCTTTAGCCTCGTCAGCGCTTGCGCTTCACGTAGGTATTATATCTGATGGTGGAGTAGGGGTTGAAGGACACCGCTTTCACCTGGTAGCCCTTTGTCCCCCATCGCCACCACAGGAATTTCTTCTTGTACTCCTTTTCCACGCTGATGGCCAGACTGTCGCGCAAAAGAATTAACAAATTATTATTTATAGTGTTGTATTTTAAGTCCAGCCACGCGTCCTTGAAAACGAGCACGCTATCCACGGGAGGCTCCCGTTCTTTCGGTTGGGCATCGGTATCGTTTGCTGCAACCGCCTCAGTAGTGTTTGCTGCGACCGCGTCGCTGCTTAGTTTCACTTCTGCCTGTGTCATCATTCCTATTTTTTGAAAACTCTCTATTGCCGAGACCTTTGTACCGAGGTCTTTCAGTAGTTCCTTGTCTTCCTTCGTCAGCACCTCTTTCACCTTCTCCACTTCCACCACTTTCTGTGTCACCACCTCCACGGTGTCGCGGATGGTGTCGCGCTTCAGCGGCACATATTGCTGCTGTCGGGCCAGTTCCTCACGCAGCTGTTCATTCTCCTTTTTCAGCGAGCGATTGCAGCCTATGCAGGAGAACAGGGCAACGGCAATCACCGCCCACAGCAGCACCGTCACCAGGTACGGCCAGTATTTAGTCCATATATTTCTCATCTTTCCCATAATTCACGTCTTTTTTTTGTTATCCCAGTGCCTTCAGTGCCCGTTGCAGATACTTCCTCCTGCTCTCCAGGCCATTCAGACCGCCGTTTATCACTCGCGTAATCTTTTGCAACACCATTTCGGTGTTTCGTCCGTTGTCAAGATCGGCCACGTAGCAGAGATTCTGCCCACAGCCCTGTGTGAAGAACCATGCGGCACTTCTCGTCGCACCCTTTGGCAGTTCCAGCAACTCAGGCTTGGCTACCACGTCATAGCCGCAGAACTTCTTGTACCGCTCGTAGTTTGCTTTGCCCGTGAGCTGGATAAATCCACGGCCCTTATACTTCTGCCCGTCGCCGTCTCTCTGCGGCGTGTTGCCAAGCGAAATGGCCTTCTTGCCAGTGTCGTAGGCGGCACCGCTTGCCAGTTCCTTCGTGTAGCGCATTTCGGCGCTCTCGTGGGCAACTTGCGCCAGAAAGTGTGCTGCCCTTTCCTTCGTCAGAATGCCGAACTCCGTCATTGCCGCATTCAGATAAGGCAGGTACTTGTCTATCCGCGTGTAAGGTGCAGTCGGCATTATCTTTTTCAGTTGTCCTTTCGTGATAGTCATTCCTCACCTCCTTCCTTTTCTTCTTTAGCCAGTGTCTTTGCTATCGTTTCGTCCAAGGCTTCCCCAAGGTCGGGGCTCTTTGTGCGTGCAAAGCCAGCTATCAGCCGCCCGAAGAACAGACCCACATTGCTCCACGTCAGCCTCGGCAGCTCAACACCTTTCAAGTAGAAGAAATGTCCGAACACGGAACATAACTCGCAGACGCAAGCCACTATCATCGCCATCCCTGCGCAAATCACATGGTCACACAGCCCGTAAGGCTCGGTGATGGCAAGGCCGATGATGCAGAACACCAACAGCAGCGTCATGTAGTCGATGAACTTATTGGTCGTCCTGCGGATTGCCCTCGACGTTCTGAACTCGGTCATCTTTGCCAGCGTCTCGTTCCCTGCGTCCAGAGCCTCCCTATGCCGCTTCCTGCTCTCGGCTCGTCCGAACCGAAAGTCTGCCGCGATGAGTATGATGACAAGGGCGAGCATCCACCGCAGGTCTTGGATGGCCTGTAATGCCTCCGAGCCCATCGTGCCCCATACGAAGCCTTGTCCTATGTTCCGTGTCGTAATATCCATTTCTTTATCTTGTCCGTTATCTTGTTACTTTGTTATCTTGTTACTTTGTTACCTTGTAAAGGGTCGGCTCGCTGCTCGCTTGCCACGAGCCTGACCCACTGCTGCTCTTGCACCTATGAAAGTCTATCTACTAACCTGTTTGAACTACACTAAACTATCAATGAGAAAAAACCAAATAAAACTAAAATCTGTCAATAGCGCATTATCCGTCACGGACTCCTTGCTCGTAGAGCAGCATTATCTTTGTACCTGTCTTCATCGTCCTCATAATTCCTAAGTATTTATGTTGTTAAAATTGTCGTACTCGTAGTGGCGTCTGTTTTATACAAATCGCCATATAGTAATCCTACACAATTTCGGTAGCGTGTCGTTGCCGGCATTATCAATGTGTCCATATTGGCTTCTTCAATATTGTTCGGATTGAATGATGTCGCTTTTTCCGTGAAACCAACGGAATCTTCTTCTTGGCCGCTTCCGTTTACGGAATGGAAAGCCAACTGGAAGTAATGCCTATCGGAAGCAATGACGGCATCAAACTCAGAAGGATTCTCAACAATCCAGACCAGCACCTCTCTGTCAACGCCTTGTACCCCGGATTCCATTTTCAGTATTTGTGAGCGCAGCTGCAATGTCTGACCAGGCAGAAGAAGTATGAAACGTGACATATATCCGTCGCAGGAGAAATACCCTGCTTGGTTGATGGAGTGTGAAGAAGAATGGGGAGAACCGCGAAAGTTGGCATCTACGGTGTAGCCTCCTATAAATGGCGTCTCGTTGTTCAAATCAAGATTCGATTCTGCAATAATGCGTGGGTCAGCACACACAAGTACGCTCGCTTGTAACAGCCAGTCCATATTGGTACTACCGGTTGTTCTTATAGTTTTCCAGTTCAGGCAGTATTTATCCACCTCATTGGTAATCGTCAACTTTGTGCCGTTCTTTTTCCAAGGAACGATTCGTCTCTTGCTTTCAGGAACGCTGCTGTCTGTTGACAGGAGGAAACTGCCATACAAAGGAGAAGTCTTGTCAGTAATATCGAAATTCACGGGGCAGTCTGTGTCGTCTGACCAATCATAGTAATCGCGAGAGCCAATAGTACTGTCGTAGAACGGCAGCGCAACAATCTGACTGATGCGGTTGTATGATTGTCCTACCCCTGAGCTAAGAGGATTTCCGTGCGCCTTCACCTGCACCGACTTGATTTTCACGGGGTCGCTTTCATCCTCGTTGACGATGCCCATATTGATGACGGTCGGATAATTGCTTCTCTCCACTATCGTCACGTTCTCCGTCGTCAGACCCTTGATGTCGAGGTCGCTGTTAATAATGGTCTTATCGCCATCTATTGTCACCGTTCCAGATTTAGTCGATGCGTCATACTCAATGTCGATGCCTGCCTTCTTTGCCTCGTCCTTGTAAACGGCCAACGAGATTCTTTCTGCCTGCTGGTTTATCTGCGACTGCAAGTTCGTCAGACCACCGCCGAAATTCTGCCACGTAGAAGCAATAGTGCCTGCCTCCAGTTGCAGGCCAGTGATATAGAATGTATCGGAGTTGCTTGTAGCATCGTTGATGTAGAAAGTCTCAGCCTCGCCATCACCGACGAAAGTCCAGCTATACCGAGCCCAAGATGTTGACACCCTCTTGCCAGTAGACAGGGCATTCCCTCTCGATGCATACAAATATGCAGAACTTGTCGCAAACTTCGCATAAAAGGACAGAGTGTAGCTCTTTCCGTCAGCAAGCGTGATATACGGCTGTTCTGCAACGGAAAAATATATACCCCTGGAACCGCCGCTTCTTGTCGCCACTTGCAGGCATTTGTCAAAAATAGCGTGACCCATGTCCGTGGCAACCTGAATTGTCGCTCCGTTGTTTACAGCATAATGATTGCTGCCGTCATCAAAGTTGCCGTTCAGCAGCA